GCGCAGCACGCCTCCCGAACCCACAGCAAGGGCGGCGACGATCACAGCAATCCGAATGTGCTGGCTCATCACTTCCCCCTTGACGCGACGAGAGCCGCTATCAACGCCCGCGCCGCGTCAGCCACGAGGGGCTGGGTCTGGGCGTCCGCCGATGCCACGAGATCGAACAGATCGTTGACCCAATGCGCTCGGCTGCGGACAGCGGGCTGGGCCTGAATGCTGGCGATGGTGGGGAGGTACGGCCACGCAATGGCGACAGCCGCCACCACGAACCCCACCACTCCACCGATCAAGGGCAGGTGATTCATCATCAGATTGCCTCCGTCTTAGCGAGAGCCGTCAGCAGCAGCGAGACATACTCGAACAGGGCTGCCCCCTCCGGGCTCGCCAGCACGCCCTGCACCCGCTCCAGAAGGTCATCGTCTACGGGGGTGTTTGTTTTTTGGGCGACGAACTGGAGAGCCTCCAGCACCCTCGCAGCTTTCTCGTGCGGCGTTTTCGCGGCGGAGATTTGCGACAGCAACGACAACGCCGGTGCCCACTCGACAAGCGCCGTGATCCGCTCTCCTACCGTTGGCATGCTTCCGCTCCCTTTTCGCTTCCACTAGGCCCACTAATAGGTTTATGTCCTCCGGCGGGCGGATGCCGGACAACAGGGTTTTTCGGGTGAGATAGGGGTCGCGACCCACATCCTCGCAGCAGTCCTCGAACGTGAACGGGCCGGTCGGCACCACCGCCATGACCCACCGATAGGCTGCCACCTGCCGGCGGAACTGCTCCATCTCAATCCGATCCTTCGCCGGCAGCATGTCCACGCCGTCGCGCCGATACCGCACACACATATCCCGGATGAGTCTGTGTGTGCGGAACAGCACTTCGGCTGAGAACCTGCGCCAGCCCTCTTCACATTCGAGGTGGATGTTTTCGTCGTCATAGTCGGGCAGTGCGTGTGCAATCATTTAAGTGGTGGCTCGTAGTTTCCAGTTCGGAGAGTACCTTCGTTCAGTTCGGGCCACACCTCCAGCGAGTGGATGGCGCCCATGACATTCCATGCCGCGTGACCCAGATGGGCCTCGCTCCGGTCGCCACCCAGAAACAGGTAGAGATGCCGGATGGCATGGTTGAGGAGATCGGTGGCTGGCATGCCGCGCTCCCAATTGAAATCGTCATACTTCTTCGCGCCTTCTGCGCACGCGGCAGCCACAGCCGCCAGCCCCACCGGAGTGATGAGGTCATAGCGCGTGTGCTCTGCATCACCAGAGCGCTTGGCTCCACTGGTGAACGTGACATTCGTCTCGCCTAGTGTCTTCTTCATCGCGTTAACTCCTTGTACCTTTCCTCGAACATCTGCTTTGCTTCCTTCCACCCCACGACCACGAGGCCGCCGGGCACGGGACGAGCGACGATCCCCCAGTCGTGATCCACCGACAGCAGCACCTGCTTCTCCAGCATCAGCGCCCGCTTGTCTTGGATATGCACCTCGTCTGGCATGGGCCACGAGAGGCCGAACCTCTTGGCTATGGCACGCTGCACTCGATCCTCGATCAGTCGATACGCTGGCAGCATGCGCTTCAGTGGCGTGGCTACGTCTCCCAGATACGCTTCGCTCGCGTCGTGCAACAGGCCCCACATCGCATGCTCCTGAGAGCACAGGCGACTGACTACGACGGAGTGCTGTGCCACCGAGTACGGCACGGTCGTGTGCCCGGTGAAACGATTCACCAGCGCGAGGGAGTGCACGATGTCGGGAAGTCTGATGTCGTCCGGCGTGATGTCATCGAGGTCAACCAGCGCGCCGGTGTATGTCTGTATCGTTGTGGGGTTCATGTTGCCTCCGTCACGAGGGACTCTGGTGCACGTAGCTCTGACTTCGGAACGAAATACGCCGACCCGTAGTTGCCGTAGTTGGCGATGTACTTGGGGTTCTTCGCGTCCTTCGCCATCATCCAGCCATGTATCTCGAAGGTGTTCGGGCCGCCCGTCACCAGCACATAGCAGTCGTCGTCGTGGTCGGCGTCACGCACGATCAAGTCGTACGTGTGTCGCGAGCGTGTGCGTATCTGCATGTGTGCCCCAACGTCCCCGCCCATAGAGAACGTGTTCACGCTGCCATTCCAATAGCGATTCGTTGCCTTCGCGAACGCACACTCACCCAGCGCCCCCAAGATGTGGGCACCCCACTCGTCGTGGATGTCGAGCCGCGCGTGCAGGCCCTTGCGCAGTGCCTCCACCTGACGACTCACGCCCACCAGTGCGGCCCGTGAAATCTCGAACCATTCCAAGCTGATGTTCATTTCACATCCTCCTTGATGCGATAGCCAAGCGACCACAAGATGCGTGCGAGATCATCCCCCTGCTGAGAGACATGCTCCTCGCTGTGCGTTGGGTTGGCCGCGTGCAGGAACTCATGTAGCTCCACGTTCAGCCTGGCCCTGCCGGCAAGCCGCTCATCGATCAGCACCTTCTGCTTGACCGTGAGGTTCTTGGGGTCGGGCATGTAAGTCCATCCGCTCGCGAGTCCCGTGAGTCGGGTGTAACGCCATAGCCATCGGACACCATTGATTGAAAAGGAATGGTTCTCGGGCATCACATGGCCTCCACGATCTGCTTGGCGAATACATGCAGGTCTTCGAGGCGGAACGTGCAAAGCCATTCCGTCCCGTTCTTCCGGTGCAGCACGACAGGTGCCAGCGATCCGCACTGCTCGACGGACGTGTTCATCGTTGCTTGCAGGTTGAGAGACTGCACTCGTTTGACTTCGAGCCAGAGACTAGGAGTTCCGGGAGAGATAAGATCGCTCGCGCTCTCCGCGCCGCTGTGCTGCTGCGACCTGCGTGCGTTGGCTCGTGGCAGGAGACGGTTCCATACGTCCCTCGCCTCAAGCTCTCCGACCTTCCCCTTCATCCTGCTGTTGATGGGCATGGCTAGCTCCTTTGGGATTCCATGACGGTGTCGGAACCAGATGACTCGGTCGGACAAACGCTCGGGGCCGTAGCCCAGATGCCTCTTGTGACGGAGCGAAGCCAGCCACGTCGGGTCGTAGTGGGCGTCGTCGCACTCTCGCTTGGCAGTGAGGCACTGGCCTTTGGTAACGTCGTTCTTTCCGCCGGCATGCAGCCCGTCGTGGCACCACATGCACAGCCGCAGCAGGGCTCGCCGGTCGTGCACACGCCCTGCTCCTTGCTGGAGGTGGTGGATGTGTAGTGCCTCAGTGCGTGTCCAACAGAGGCCGCAGTACGGATACTGCGCGGCGAAGGTCGATAGGATGTCATCGGGCATTCCCCTCTCCGGTAACGGCGTCGGTGAGGGTGCTGATCGCTGCGTCGAACAGACGAGCGTCCTCGACCGTCTCGAAATACATCGCGTAGCGGACGTGCTGGGCCTCTAGGAACAAGCCGCTGTCCCGGTCGAGCGTGTCGATTGTCTCGATGCTCACCTCCCGACAGGCAGCCAGCCCGGCAATCACACGAGCCTGCGTAAGAATCTCATCGTTCTCTTTGAACAACGCACCCAAAGCCTGCGCCAGAAAACCAGCCATAAGTAAAATTCCTTTCAAGGTATCGCTCATAAGTAACTCCTATATCCAAGAACACATCTGCCTATGCTGAGGCTCGCTCGGGGTGCACGGCGACCGATCCCCAGTCACATGACTAGGGTCGGCCGCACCTGCCCACGCTTTCGGAACGCTGTAGGGGTGACCTGTCGCCGCAGTGGCTAAGGCTTGCGATCTGCTTATCGAGAGAACTGCTTCCCGCGTGACTTCGGCCCTATCGCTTACGGCTGCCTATCTGGTGTGTCACGATCCCTTCTGGTTCCAGAACCTCATCGCCGCACGCCAGAGGTCTTCCCAACCCATGCGGCAATCAAACCTCATCTCAGTCTCTTGGCCCTCCGCAGGATGCCGAAGTCGGTGAACTGTGCGGACGTGCCGAACCCGATGGTGCTGCGGCCTGCGATGCCGGTGACTGGCACGCAGAGGGCATCTCCTCGTAGGACGTGAACCGCCACAACCGCGTCGATGTCGTCGGGGGTGTATCGCTTGCGTGACCTGAAACCGCATCGGACGTGGACTCGGTTGCGCGGGCCGCCAGTGGCCTTGACTTGTATGCGCCAGCTGCGGCCTCGCTCGACGTAGGCGAGCAGGTCGTATCCGTGATCCACCAGCGGCACGGCCACCGAATAGCCAGCCAGCAGGAGGCGCTGGACAGCAATCGCCACTCCGATCTCACCGATTGTTTTTGCACACAGCGATCCGTCATGTGTCATCTCGCCTCCCGATTGGGAGTCTCCGATGTTTCGCGGCGACCAAGTTCCGTCCTGACCGCGCTCGTGAACGGGGTGGGTTTCTTCTGCGCGGCGAGCACCCACGACAGATAGCCGGCTGGGATACTGTCCAGCCGAACACCCTTGTATTTGCCGTACATCATCCGCCAGCCACGCTTGCGCTTGCCCTCTGGCTCGGAGAAAAGATCACGGTCGGGATGGTCGAACGAGACGCCGACGAGCAGGTTCTTGCGCTTCTCGATCATCGCCTGTGCAGACGCCTCGATCTCGGCGAGGTCAACGGCGTCAGCCTCACGCATTGCCTCCATCGGATCGACGCCGGCTTCGGAGAGCGTGCCGGCCAGACGCTCACGCCGGGCCGGTGCCTTACGCAACTGGTGATCCAGCACGTCGAACACCGACAGAAGCTGGTGCTTGCCGCTGGCGCCAGTGATGTCGTAGACATTGAAGTGTGTCTTGGCCGATGCAGCGATGGCAGCACGCCTCTGCTCCAGCGTCATGTCGGATGTGATCGTGTCGGTGAGCAGGCGATCCCCGCGCCCGATGCGTTGCTCATAGCGGGACAGCGAGAGCGTCGGCGCTGCGAGATAGATATTTCGGAGTTCGGGGAAGTCCCAGCCGTAGCCAAGAATGCCGACGTTGATGATGATCTTGTTGCGGCCCCGCACGAACGCATCCATGTTGGCGGCACGCTCTTCGGACTGCTGCTTTCCCCAGACGATGCTGACAGCGATGCCGTAGCGGTCGAACACAGCCGCCAGCAGTTGTGCCTGCCGCACGCAGTGGGCGTACACGACCGATGCCTGCCCGGCATAGGTGGAGAGGACGAGGGAGGTGACCTCTTGGGCACAGTGCTCTGCTGTCAGCACGGCAGCGAGTTGCTCCTTGTCCCACTCGCCCGCCACCTCATCGACCATCGTCAGGTCGAAGCTCTTGGCCTCCGACAGGTAGCAGCGTGGCGGCACGACATAGCAGTCATCGATGGCATCACGCAGCGAGTAGACAACCTGCGGGCGCGGGAAGTATCGGAGGGCCTTGCCCTTCGCCTTGTACGGTGTGGCGGAGCAGCCGACGACGGTGGCTCCGCGATCTTCGAAGTGCTGGAGCACAGCCTCCAGCTTCGGGGTGATGCCGACGTGGCACTCGTCCACAAGCAGCAGCGTCGTCCGGTCGAACGCTCGCGACAGGTAGCGATTACGAGTCAGCATGCTGGCCCGTGATGCAACGATGACGCGAGTACGCAGGCCCTCAAGGGCTGACGCATATCGGGACGCCTGCTCCACATCGATCCGCTCTCCGAGACTCCTCTCAAGCCGGACGTGCGACTGGTTCATCAAGTCAACCTGCGGCACAAACAGCAGCGGGTACTTCGCCAGTCGGCATAGCTCCGCCAGCACTTCCGTCTTGCCGGTGCCGACCGGGAGTGCGAACGTGATCCTCCGCTCGCCTCGCTTGGCAGCTTCACACACGCCCTTCACTGCGGCTGTCTGGTAGTCCCGCAGCTGAACGCTGCGATAGACCGACTGGAGTCGTGCCTCGCCGTGCATCATGCCCTCGCCTTCTTGGTGCGGCGTGTGGCCTTGCGTGGCTTGGCCGGCATGGCGACAGCGACAGTCGCCTTCTTGCGACGACGCGGCGGCTTGGCGACAGGCTCGGCCTCGATGAGCTCGCGAGTGCGGGCCACAACGGAGGCGAGAATCTCGCACTCCACGATCAGCTGCGGCAGGAACTCCTCGCAGAACCGCAGGGCATCGTCTGGGTCGAGACGACCGCATAGAGCGGCAGCATTGAAGGCACGACAGATGGTGATGAGTTGTTCGTTCATAATTTTAAATGCCGTCCAATCGGGTAGGCAGACGGCGTGCCGGAGGAGTCGCCCCGACCTGCGGAATGGGAGTAATCAGGATGCGAGAGCGGGCTCCGACTTCGGTGCCTTCGTTGCCAGCGTTGCCGCCAGCACAGTCAGTCGCGCAAGGGCAGTCGGCGTCAGCGTGCCGTCGATCACACGCTGCTTGGCACGAGTCAGCACTGCATCACGATCAGCGTCGGTCTTCGCAGCGCGGAGCTTGTCGCCGCCAACCTGCTCGAAGCGGGACTCGTCAGTGACCTGTGCTTCCAAGTTGACGTGAGTGGCAGTCGCACCGTCGTCGTCGTCGTCAGCAGCGATCCCCACGATGGCGCACAAGGCGACACGCTTCAGGTAGGTGGCGGCTGCTGCAAACTTCTGCGGCTCGATGCTGCCCTTGATCGGCAGGTAGCTCCGCTGGTACTGCCCGCTGCGATGACCAAGCGTGGTAACCAGCATCAGCGTGCCGTCGTCAGAGAACGGTGCGAACGACTGCGTGATGGCTAGGCCATTGTCAGACAGCGGCTTGCGAATCGAATCGAAGATCGTGGCAAGGTCGGCGTAGTCCGGGATCGACTTGCCGGCCTTGTCCTTCTTGGCGAAGTGACTCACGCAGGTGCGTGGTGCATTCCGCATGCTGCCGAACGCCTTGCTCGTGGCCGCGTAGAGCTCGCACACATGCTCGCTCTGCTCCTGCCAAATGGAACTCTTGATTGTCATTGGGACATCCCCCTCAGAATGTGCGCCGGGAATGAAAGTTCGATGACCTCGCCGTGATGATCCGGCATCCACCAGTCGAGGTCTTCACGCAGTCGGAGCTCGGACAGAGCTCGATCCATGAGTCGTGCTCCCTCTTCGGCGAGGGCTTCGGGCAGCGTCACGACCTGACAGTCGTGCGGCGGCTCGGTCGATAGGACGATGTATTGGAGGGGGCGAGGCTCTAGCCCTGCCGCGATCGCTCCACGCCGATACCATGCCTCAGAGAGGTGATACCTGTACTTGAGTACAGCCTTCCACCAGTCGGCTTGGATGTCCGCCTCTCTCGTGCTCTTGAGATCGACGACGACCCCGCCGTCGGTGACCATGTCGAACTTGCAGCGGAGCTTGTTGCCGGCGGCATCCGTCCAGCGGACGCTTGCCTCATGTTCGGCGCAAGTGTCCACCAGTTCGGCGGCTGCGGCATTGGCCCGGATCGCTGCCCACTCGGCCCGCACCTGAGCCATCAGTTTCGGGGCGACGATTGGGGCGTCGGGCCCGTGATTTTCGAGAGCCCACTGTTTTGCTTCCTTGCCTACCAGCTTGGTCGGCGTAAGCTTGCTGTCGGGAGGCACGGCATAGCCATCTAGGATGGCTGGGCCGTTCTCCAAAATGGAGTGCAGCAGGGTGCCATGATCCATGGCATCGCTGCTGGACGGCTGCACAGTACCTGCGACGTGCTGGCCGTAGTAGAGGGGTATGGACTCAAGGAAGGTCTTAGCGCGGGAACAGTTTCGCCAGACCAAATCCCTATGGTATTCGTCGTTGGGCTCACCCAGACGAATATCAGCTAAACAGGCCGAAAAAGAACCGAAAGGGTGGCTAACGGGACTCGAACCCGCGACCCCTAGAATCACAATCTGGGGGCCTACGGTCGGGGCCTTAACCTCCTCAGCAGAGGGCTCCTCGATGTGGGAATGGATTCCATTCCCGCTTTGTGGAGAATCCCCGCAGCTGAGAGGGGGCCGACCTGAAGAACGATGAACAGCCTGTCCAACTACCATGATTCGCCTCCCTGCCATCTGTGCTGCCTACTTGGCAGAACGCATCCTTGCTGACGACTATTCCCGAACTTTAGCGCGAGTGGCCGAAAACTGTCAAGAGCTGTCTGCCGCCGCGATCAACACCTACCTGCGACTCCGATTGACGCAGGTCAAGCCCATCACCGTGAGGAATGATCGAGCTATGCTCCTCATCCTGTGGCGCTGGGCTTACGAGAGAGGTCTAGTTCCAGATCACCCACGCGGTGTGGCGAAGATCAAGGTCTCAAGACAACCCACGCAGGCATGGACTGTAGACCAGTGCTGTACAAGTGTCAAGGCCAGCGTGATGCACTCCGGGAAAAAGATGCGATCTGGTGCGAATCGCGGGGAAATGCTGCGTTGTTGGACGCTTCTGGGATACGAAACTGGTGCCCGCTGGGCGGACATCTGGAAGTTTCGTCGCAGCCATATCACCGGCAACACGATCCGCTATAGCCAGAGCAAGACTGGCGCACCCATCCACCAGCAGCTGACTTCTCAGTGCATCGAGTCTATAGACAGGATGCTGGAGGACTCTCCCGACGGACGCATTCTGGGGTGGACGTGCGGCAAGCGGTGGGCGATGCGGACGATGAAGGCTCATCTCAAGGACTGCGGGCTACGCGGCAGCAGCAAGTGGCTACGTCGCTCCTCAGCCACACATATAGAGATGGCTCAACCCGGCATGGCTAAGATTTTTCTCGGGCATGCCTCACCGGGCATGGCCGAACGACACTACATCGATTGGGCGCAAGTGGGAAAAAATATCCCACGCCCACCCGACATCTCGATGAACTGACTACTGTCGTGCCCAACGTCCGTTGTACTTCTGCTGCATGCTGAGGGCAAATGGGTTCGCCTCGTAGACGCCATTGCCATGCTCGCGTCCCAACTGCACGCCCGACGGCAACTCAGCCGATGCCATGAGGTTCGGGGCAGCGGTTGCGTCGGCGAAGTCATCATGGATCGATGCGTGTAGGTCTGGAGCACCGATGGATACTGGGTGAGGCTGCGGCGAACCGAACTCACCGATCTGCTCTCGGAGCTTGCGGATGCGGCTGGAGGCATCGGTGTCGGGAAGCATTGGCATAACGTTCTCCTAGTCAAAGATAGATCGTGACGCGGCATGCTGGTGCGTGCCCTTGCCCTTCTTGGGCGGTTGCTTCTTCTTGGCCTGCCGGTTCTCTCGCTGGAGTGCACGGGCAACTCGCAGTCTCTGCTGTGCCCATGCAGGCACCTGCGGCAGCAGTGCCTCCGGGATGTAGGTCGTCTTGAAGTCTCGTGTGTACGGGTCTATCGACTGCTCTAGCTGACGGGCTGCATCGGACAGTGCATGCTCACGAGTCACGTCCCGGAACTTCACACCCGTGAATGCGTTGACGGCTGTCTTGACGGCGCGGCTGCGTGCATCGGCGTCACCGCTCTGGTCGAGCAGGGAGCGTGCTGTGTAGAGCGGGCGGCCTGCACCGGGAAGTAGCTCGGCTCCCTTGTCGAGCAACCATGGAGCATCGAAGGCTTGGTTGCCGGTGACGCTGCGGCCGATGGCGTCGAGCGGACTGACTCCCTCACCAAGAGGTCGGCCTGTGAAGAGCTCAGTACCGAACGCGATCTCCGCAGCAGTGCGGGCACCCGGATGCAGCTGCATCGCGATCTGCCGTGCAGTCCCTGCTGCCGCACCGCTCAAGGTTCCCGGAGTCTCGACCATGTTGATTTGGTCAAGACCGGGAAAATCCACGTCGCTCAGGTAGCGCTGCGTTCCGGGTGAGGGCTTGCCTCCAAGTATGTCGGGCAGTGCCATAGCCATCGACGCACGCATCGAGGCAGGGATGTAGGTGTCGTCGCTGGAATCCTGCGCACGCTCGGTCGTCTTAATCATGGCGCCGTAGCGTCCGCCCGGTCGCTCCACCAACTGCGACAGCACCTCTCGAAAAATTCTGCTCTGGTACGAATACCATGGGAACATGAACCGCAGCCAGTTGCGTTCGATGGAGCTCAGTGCGGTGTAATCGACATGGGCGCGCTTCATCATCTCGCCCGCTGCGTCAGCCGTGTATCCCTTCTGGAGCAACGCGATGTAGCCACTGAGTCGATTGATGCCGTCGGTCAGGCTGTTCATCTTCTCGCCGGCCCGCAGCAGTGGATTCTGCGTTTCCACCAGCGGATGCAGCTTCGAGCGCCACGTCATGAAGTCCTTGCCGAACTGCTTCCACGACCGGCCGGGCTGGCTGGCGAACTCGGCCGCGATCGAACCGACCCCGACACGATTGGGTGCGGCGCCGATGATCGGGTCGAGTGCACGCTTGCCCGTACTGGCAGCGCCCGCCTCAAACGCCGTCGGCCCCGTGATGAGCTCAGTGCCGGCGAGGTCGGAGAAGAATCGAGCGAGCCCGTTCTTGCCTGTGTACTCGGGGATCGTGTGGAGCACGCGAAGGAACTCGGGGTGCTCGGGGCCGTGCGTCATCAGCGCCTTCACGGCGACGGTGGCTTCTTGGCTGAACGCACCACTGAGCCAGTTGGACACGGCACCCGAATAGAGATCGCGTGTTGCTCGTGCGGGCCAAGCGAGGATCGATCCCTTCCAAGCCTGCGTGTAGCGGTCGAGCCACTGCACGAGTGCACCCGATGGCTCATCGACACTGAACGCATCGCGTGCACGGGCGAGACGCTCGACGTGCTCCTCAGCGATGGACACGGCTGACAGGTCGATAGCACCGGGCCTGCCGCCTGTCAGCTTGCCGATACGCTCTCGCATCTGTCGGCCTGCACCGACCCTGCCCTTGTCGGTCGTGCGTAGCCCCAGCCGCTCCAGCGCCTGCTTCATGCTGATGGACTTGCCGGTGACCTGGCTGCCGGGTGTGCCAAGCCGGTGATGCGTGGCGAGTGAGTCGAGGAGCACGCCAGCGGTGCCCATCGCCTCGCCGTTGTTCTTGAGGTAGTCCCCGATCATCTGCGTCGGGTGCTGGCCGAACAGCGGCGACCGCGATGTCACCTCCGCCGGCAGGCTGTGCAGGACGCGAGCGAGACGGACGAGCTTCTCGTGCTCGAGGGCCGGCTGCCCTGCTGTCAGCTTGGGGTCGAGCACGGTGCGGAGGTAGGTCGCAGCGGCGTCGTCCGTCGTGTGCACACGATTCGGGCCAGAGACGGCGGCGTCACGCGATAGCTCGATGATCGTGTCTCGTCCGCCCGGCACGCTCATGGCATTGGTGCGGCCCATCTGGTCGCCGGTCATGGTGGAGAGTGCAGCGCCCAGCTTCTTGTCCCGCCGGCCCTCCATCTCCAGCACCTTCTCTGCCTGTCGTGGCAGGTACTCGATGCCGTAGTCATCCTTCAAGGCGGTGCCTGCCATGCCGAGAGACTTCCTTGCGGCAAGCACGTCAGGGGCGAGGTTCTTCCACTTGCGGATGTAGGCTGCGACGGCGGGGCGTGTCGCCAGCCATGCAGCATCGCCGGCCTTCATGGCTGCGGGGCCCTCGATCAACCGCCCCATCCGCAGGCCAGCGGCCTCATCGAACACATCCCCGCCAGCCTCGTGCAGCTGGGCGAGGTGGAACACATGCGAGCGTCCTCCGGCCTTGCGGCCCTGTGCTCGTGCAGCGTGGTTGGCGATGTTGGTGATCTGATCCTCAGCGTCGAGC